AGCGGAATTTAACTGGGAAGAAACTGAAGATAATAATCGTTATTATCCAGACATGCAGCCAGACTTATGGCATTGCAGGTGGGGTGCCATAGACATAGACGAAGGAGATGACTCACTAGTATTAGCAAAGAATGTGAGTGTAGTCTTGTCAGCATTAAACATTCCTAGTTGGGTGGAACTATCCAGAAGTAAAGGATGTCACGTATGGATTTTCAATCAAGAATGGATGCGTGCATCTGTTATGCGTCGAGCAATGAAAGGCGTATTGCAAATCTTAGACATACCTTACGATGCTGTTTACCCTAAACAAGATTCACTGATGGGACCGCCCGGAAATTATATGCGTATACCTTACGGTGGTGAAAGACCAGAAGGCAGGCAAGAAGTCTTTGACTCTGACGGTGAACGGTTAACACTCGAAAGGTTTGTTGAACAAGCAGACAATAATCGTGCAACAGCAGAAGCAATAGAACATGCTGCAACCCTGTATAAAGAACCACAACCAGTGGTTCCAGACTTGCCACCTAAACGAGACTACAACAAAGAACCATTAATGAACCCTGATGGGTCACGCTTACGTGGACTGTCATCACAAATGTTTAACGACGGACCAGTCCCGTACTATAAAGGGACAGGAGCAGGCAAAGGACGGCACGGATTTCTTAACAGATTTGCACGATCTATGTTTGAATCCGGTTATAACCACGCTGATGTCGTATCATGGACTAAAGATTTAGACTCAAGGTTAGGACAGTGGTGGGATGACGGACCAAAATTCCAAGGCAGGAACGACTGCGAAAGACAAATCGAAAGACTTGTCCAAGAAGCAAGACAAAGAGCAGCCACATGAATACTCGTTTGTTGTTGAAGGTAGACCTAAACCTAAAGGCAGACCACGCATGTCACGCAAAGGAATGGTTTACACACCTAAAGAAACAATCATTGCTGAAGAAGCCTACGTTCATGCACTCGGAGATGACTGCCCTGTGTTTGAAGGACCAGTCGAAGTGGAGATGACGTTTTGCATAGATCAAACACTAGTAACAATCAAAGCACTACCCGAATGGGAGACGAAACTCAGAGGGGATCTGGACAACTACGTGAAAACGTGTCTCGATGGATGTCAAAGAGCGGGGATAATACCGAACGACAGGTTAGTCATGAGAATCCAAGCAGAAAAAACAACGTGATAACCGTAGATTTAGAATCTTGGGAATACGAATGGGCATCTCATGTAGGCGCAAGACGTTACATAGAGAACTGGGAACGTGGTGACGCAGCGCATTACGACAGGAATCGTATGCAAGACGATAGAACTGCACAGGTGGCAGCCTGTGTAGCAGAACTAGCAGTAGCAAAATGCACAAACAAATACTGGTCAGGTCATGTTTGGAAAGTAGACAAACACGACCAGTACAAACACATTGCTGACGTGGGTAAAAACATAGAAGTTAAACGCGTACGAACCAGCACTAGCGCAGCAGTTAGACGCAGACAAAACGGATTAGGTTTAGTCTTGTTTGTTGTGCGAGTTGTTGAACCAGAGTTGCGTTCAGCAGAAATACTAGGGTGGATAAGCCAAGATTTAGGTTGGGCTAAAGGTTCACCATCAGATTACGATCCTGAAAATACGAGAGTGATAAAGGAAGAATGTTTAAACTCACCGATGAACTACAATAGTGCGTATGGCGAAGAAGGAATTTCCGTTTGATCCTATTAAAGGTTTACGGGGAGTATCTCATACAGAAATTCGGGGAGCGCCCGATACCCTTATCCAAGCATTACAACAAGCAAGCCCGTTCAGCGAACCGCGCCTCTCGAAAGAGGAAAGCGCGGCTCGCCACGAGGTTGTTCTCGATGCGTTAGACACCCTTCAAGATTGGGAACTCTGGTTACTAAACGCAGTTCTATTTGAGCGCATGAGTTTGCGTCAAATACAATACGTAATGGGTATACCTAAAACCACAGTCGCACGCAAACGTGACAAGATCTTAAACAAGTTGAAAACTTATTTAGAAGAACACCCTGTGATTAAAGAATACTTAGCCTAATCTTGAAAATCTTCTAACGCGTCAGCAGATCTCATAATCAACTGGCTGATTGTAGAAAAAACGTGCGAGTGTACGGGGCTGTTGTCAAAGTCATTCAATAAACTTTCAGCAGCGAACGCCATTACGTGTTCGTACGGTAAAACAATCAACACACCTAAAGAATCTTCGTGCCATTTAGCGTGATTATTATCTTCTAACTCCATGAGATGCGAAGTGTCTCTCATATCTTCCATGATTTCAGTAGCAATGTAATCGTATTCGTCAGTAAAAACTGCAAACTTTTGATTAACCTGCTCCTCGTTCATGGTTACTTATCCTTTGCTACCTTGTCTTTAACAATAGTCTTAAGCACAGAAACGGCAGCAGCCAAACCTGCTATGCCCGCCCCTTTAGCCGACGACAAATCAGCAACAACGAATGTGCCTAGAAACGCTTGGGCGAATGTCCACCCCGCACGCTCTAACATATCAATCATATTTTTCATACTGTCCACAATACCTTCCATGTGTTTTTGTCAATAATCTTATTGACTTTCATAGCATAATTTGATTTGAATTTTTTAACTGCATCCCCAGTTTTTCTTCCGTAAATTCCATCCACTTTCAAATCTGCTTTAACCAGATCGTTTAATCTGTTTTGCGCAAGAGAAACTAACTCACCCTTACTGCCCCTTTTAAGAACACGAGTGTTCAAATACGCATTACCTTTGTCTATGATGTAACGCTGAATAGCGCCCCAATCAATAGCAACATTGCTAGGACTATCAGCCACGTTCGCGCCTGAATAAATCCATTCAGTTAAATTTTTGCCGGGACACGTAGTAGTTGAGAAATCTTTGTGACACTTGAGCCATAAGTGATCCCCGTATTTTTTCCGAATTGCCCCGACAACGGTAAGAATAGATTCTTTACCAATAGCAGTTAAGCCCTTATCAGAATCACCTATGTAAGAAATAGAAATAGTTTTAGAGTTCCAACCTTTAGTAGCCGCACCTATTTTCCAGCCGCGACCTTCAAAGATTTCACCAGTTTCACCCGACACTAACCAGTTGTAACCAATAGCATCATACTTCCTAGTTCTCACATGGTACCTGTCATGTCCTCTCACACGGTCCCACGGCTCATGTGAGGGACCCGTGGTGTGGTGAATGACAATACCTACTACTTTTCTACGAAAATTCCTGAGAGGCTTACCAGAGTTAATCGCCCCCCAATTAGATCTTGAGATGTATTCCATACCCTAAGGATAGTTTGTCCCTAGCGTAACCTTGAACCACGTAAAGATTTTTCTTGACTAATCTCATCACGCATTTCATAACCACGACTAATCAATTCCATCTGCTGCTCATACTTAGTGTTAGTTCTAAGTCCAATACCAAAAGCAAACGACATCCAACTAGACAACGTACGTTCTTGATATCGTTCCTCATCAGGGAACAACCTGCGGAAATCAGTAAACGTAGGTAACAACTGTGCCATCGTATGCAACTCATAATCTTTCATAGCCCAGTCACCCTGATCGTTCTTAGCCGCAAGACCACCCATCTTTAACAAAGGCATAAGACCCGGAATCATCGCGTACGCACGAGGAACAACCTCATACCTGCCATCAAAATTATAATCTTTCCACAAATTCTGCTTTGCTTTCCACTCGTAAGGAGCCTTAATCAAAGGAGTAACTTGCGTACCTATAGTACCTAACGCTATTTGAACACGATCAACAACAGACAAATCTTTATCAAAAGCCAACGCAGGATCAAGCAATTCTAACGGAGCCTTAAACGGCATGTCAGGAAGAATAAACATATCCTCACCCTCAAACTTAAATGGCAACTGAATAGCACCCTGACGTTGCATCCAACGAGGATAAACAGAAGGAGGACCCTCAGTTGTAGCCTCAACCTCTTTTTTTAAACTCATGTAACGATTAAACACAGCAGGTTTACGAGCAAACATTTCAAACATTAACGGCATGTTCTTACGAGTCCACGTGTAAAAAGGAATTACTTTCTTAACAACATTGCGTTCTAAATCAGACAAGTCATCGTAATCAAAATGAAACTTCATTACATTATCAAACGCCTCATCAACAGCCCCACCTTTATACAACGTGTCAAACCCTAAAGAACCACGCACAAAAGTTTCAGTAGCCATACCTAAATTACGAGACAACCTTAAAGGAGCGTTACGACTAGACGCAGGATTCATAGCATCTATCAAATTAATTTTCTTACCACGAATAGTTACGCTAGGACCAATACCTTTACCACCAGTCTCAACAAACTCGGTTGCAACCTGACCACCAGCAGCACCCAAAGCACCACTCTCAGACAACTCTCTTATATATTGCACATGGTCAGGGTTAACATTATTAGGGTTAATACCACGCGCTTTCATAGCCTTACGCATAGTGCTAGCACGATCAGTCAAACCTAAACGTGTTGCTTCTTCTTCCTGAAACTTCCAATACGAACGCATAAACCTACGGTAACTAGACCAATTAATGCCAGCCAAATGATTCATAAACACAGCAGACATAAAGTTTCTGCCATGAAATCCGGGTTTTGCAATCATGTAAGCGCGTAACAAATTGTGTAACTTGTCGTACTTGCGGAAAAAACCAGCAGCACTACCTCTAGCAACATACCTTTCAGCAGCAACCATTGATTCAACAATCGATTCAGGACCCTGCAATGTAGCACCAATAGGTTTAAAACCAGAACGGAACACAGTGTCTAATGCTTCTTCACGTTTAGGAATCCTATGCAAATTATCAAGACCCTCAGGGAACTGAGAGACTAACTCCAACCAATCATCAGCGCCTTCTTCAAATTGATCTAACGCAAGGCTTAACATTTCTGCATCGTTATCAATAAGAGCGCCTACAGCCAACCGAATCTCAATAAGATCATCAGGTATATCTTCCAAAGGAACATTCTCAGGCGCACCCAACCGAGCAAGAGTTTCTTTTGCTCGGTCAATCTGCCCCTGTTTCTGAGCCAACGCAGTATCTAAAGCCCACTGGCTCATACCTGCACTAACATCTGTGCGTCCTTTATCGGCAACAGCAGTAGCAAATTTTCTGCTAAGTTCTGCATGCACCGCAGAAACTTCTTCTAAATTTTGTGTAAGTAAAGCACGTTTATCAACGAGTGCTTCCATTAAATCAATCTGATAAGCATTAGGTCCAACGCCTTGATAATTAGGACCCATGTAACTTTGTGCTTGCCCATCCCACCAATCTAAAAACGAGGCTGCATCTATAAATTTTGTTTGATCTTCCGCTGCTCCCATTGTGCCTCTACCAACAATACTTTCAAGCGTATTTGCTTCATCTTCCCATAATTCGCCAGCAGTTTTAAGAACATTCGATTCATCATCAGGATCAATTATCATAGGCATATCAGGATCATCAGGGTAAGGGTTATGCAATCTACGTGCAGCATCATCAGTTAAATCAGCGCTATCAAACGCAGCGTCACTAGCAATACGAGAAATGTTTCTGTGTGTAGTCATTACATCAGAACTATGTAAAGCAAGAGGATTTGTAACCATCATGTTTGCCCAAAGTTGATTTGCTTTATCTACCCTTTGATAAGGAACTGCTTCAGAAAGAGCATTAGCACTCATTATTATTTCTTCTTCATTAAACCAAGTAGCAGCGTTATACCCATCTGCAGTTAAAGAACGACGGTAAGTTTCATAAAAGTTTTTAAACAACCACTGTTGAGGTTTAACTGCTTTATCAGACAACTGACTAATAGGAGTACCCGAAGGTTGCATAGTAAATAGCAACGCATCTATACCACCAGCAAAACGTCCAAGCATAACATTGTTTTTAGCAATCTGACCAGCCCAACCATCAGGATTAATACTTTTATCTATCTGACCTAAATAAACAGAAAGCATTTCAGGCACATCACCTGTTTTAATATTTAATTTTTTTCGCAACTCAGTAGATAATTTTCCTATGCTTTTTTCCCAAGCATCTGTTAATCTTGGGCGCATAATCTGACCTTCAGTTAAACGTCTAGCAACTTGTCCCCCACCAGTATCAGAAGTCATCCAAACAGCAAAACGCAAACGCTCCTCAAAACTCATTGAGTTTAATTTTTGAACCATTTGCGCACGTTGAGGATCAATACCAAACGCACTTGTAGGAATTGCAATATCACCCATCTCTAAAGCCATGCGAACAACAGCCGCAGATTTACTAATCTGTTCACGCCTTAAACTGCCAGCAGCAAAGCCACCGCTTAACGTGTCTGGAAGATCTTTAGCAGTTCGTTCCCAAACTCTTAAAACTTTTCTAAGCAATTCAGGATCAGCATCATGTACGCGAGCAATCTGATCTAACATCATATGACCAGCACCAGAACTTACTAAAGGATCAGAAGCAGCCTGATAACCACCCCTTCCACTTCCTTTAATAATGTCGTGCATTTCAATAGCAAACCGTTCTATATCTTCAGGCGATTCAATACTTGTCTGACGCATCATTAATTCTGCTACACGCACCTCAGTGTCAGCATGCACACCATAAACCTTAATATTTTTAGCACCCAACGGAGTATCTAAAACAAGGTTGTAACTATAAGGAGACATATTATCTACATACATTCCATCCAAAGTTACATTAAGAGAAGGCTTATCAGCCCACGACAACTCAGGGCGACCATAACGCAAAGACGGAGCAAGAAAAGAACTGTTACTCTGATGCAACAACCTTGTTACAGTACCATTCTTAAGAGCCTCATCAATATTTCTTTGAGGAACTGAACGAGCAGCCAATGTAGCAGCAATCAAATCATCAGAACCCTGAGCAAAAAAAGGTTTGTTAAACTTTCTAGCCAAAGCCTCTAATCTAGATTCAAGAAAATCTACATAAGAAGCCTGTTCTTCTGCTGCTAATCCGGGCATGTGACGGCGAACAAAATTTTCCATACCACCCATACGATTACGCAAATCTAACAACTCGTTAATTTGAATACCTAACGCTTTAGTAAGATCACCATCTACAACACCACCCTTAACTAAACCCTCGTATGCGAAACGAGCGCTTAATAACATGCTGTCAATATCTTCTTCAGGATCTAAATAATTCCAACCAATGTTTTCTTTCAAAGCGCCCTGAGCGCGATGAAAGAAAGAACCGCCATTATCAATACGTGTAACACCATCCAAAGCAGAAACGCCTACATTGTCAAAGCCCGTGCCTAACACATCCCAGTTAGATAACAACACATCAGCCGCTAAACCGCGCGCTAAAACTTCAACAAACGGAACACCAACAGCATCAACTTGTTGAACCCTTGGGTCAGTTGAATCAGCAAGAAACTGCACACCATTACCATCCGTGTAAACCCTTGCAGTAGCAGGATCTAAACCACTCCGTTGAATCGTAGTTAAATCATCAAGCCAAGGAGACACATGATATATAGAACCATCCGCTGCCCTAGAAGCATAAGACGCAGGAGCAGATAAATTTAACTCCCTGTATAAAGCATTAGACAAAACCTCACCAGTGACACGATCGCGCCCGTTACCATTACGGACAAAAAAACTTTCCCCAGTATCAGGGTCAAACGCTTCATCACCATACTGTTTAACATAATAAACTTTGTCACCCAACTGATACTTGCCACCAGCATTTGTTCCCAATGGACCCTCAAGTAAAGTTCCATTAATAAGAATGTCATCAATGCTTACACCAACAGGACCAGCAGGTATTTGAGAAGTAGTAGGCACATTTTGCATAGCCTGAAGATTCTTTTTTAACTGAACAGCATCTCTTACAGTCATAACAACTGCTTCTCTACCATCAGGAGGTTGAACTACTAAACGTAAAGGCTGACCTGCTGTTTCCGCAGCATCTTCTAAACCTTGAATAGTTGTAGCATAAAGATCAATTTGAACATCAAGAGCCTCATCTATTTGCTGAATCATCTCACTCATTTCACGACCATCAAACAAAGTAGCGCGAGCAGGCAACTCACTACCAGCATGATATGTGTACAACAAATCCATAACATCAGGAGAAGTTAAAACCTCATCCAAAGACTGACCATTAGCAATACCCTGATCCAACGCTTGAAGAATCCCTGCTTTAGCAGTCGTCACATTATCAGGAGTAGGAATATCTAAAACATCAACCTCAGCAAACTCTGCGTAATCATCAATAACTTTAGTTGCTTCTTCCATATCTAAACGTATGCGTTTTAATGACCAATCAAGTTTGTAAGCAGCATTACCTGTTTCCCACCCAGTAAGAACAGCATCTGTTCCACCTGTTGTTGGCACTTCAACCTTTGGTTGACGAGCCAACACATCTAATTCACGTTCAACACCAAGCCAAACACCAATACCTTTTTCGTCAGACTGTTGAAGAATCCCATCCATGTTGCCAAACAACAACTCAACATCAGATTCAAAACCTGCTTCACCAACAAAAATAAACCTGTCACCCTCTTGTCTTAAAAAAGAAGGCAACTCATTAGCAGCAGCAAATGCAGCCAAATCAGCATTAGGATCAGCAGGATTTAACCCACCTAACTCACGCACAAACAAATTAAAATTATCAGAAGTCTTAAACACACTACTAATAGCACGCTCTAAAAAAAGCACTTGAGCGGTACCACTGCCCAAAGTTTCATAAGCAAAACGTATAGACGTTTCATCCATAGCCAAAGATTTGCTTTTATTAACAAGCCTTAAACGTTCTTCTTCTAACTTAACAATGTTTGCAACATCAGGATTATCTTCAATGTCTTTAGTTAACCTTGCTATCTGCTCATCAACTTCGGCTCTTTCAGCCTGAACAGCCACATAACTTTCTTCTTGACGAGTAATTTCATCCGCGTAACGTCTTTGAACAGCATCCGCTTCCAACACTTCACGTTCAGCCTGATCTGCAACAGCCTGCAACTCCTCAATATTCTTATCAACAACAGCCTGATCGCCTACACCTGCTGATTTACGATTCATAGCCTCCATCAAGTTAGATGTAGCATTCATCCACGCAGCCTGAGCATCTCTGAAACGGCGACCTGCTTGCACCGCACGAGAACTAGGAAGTTTAACAAACTCAGCCATCCTGTCTATAAGAATACCCTCAGAAAACAACAGGCTTTCTGTGTAAACCTCACCAGCACGTTTAGAAATTTGATTAACATAACCACGCATAGCAGTCTCAATGTCATCAACAAACAAAGAATAATCCCCACCATTACGTTCAATAATTTCAGTGATCTGCTTTTCAATAGAACCCCAAGTACGCCCATCAGGATCACCAGCGATTTTAGATCCGGGTTTATTTAACTTCTCACCCCAAAAATTGTCAGCAATATCACCCTCATCTTTAAGAAGTTTTCGTGCCTCATCAGGAGTAATCTTCTCACTTTTAACACGAGCAGCAACAACAGCCTCAAACTCATCAGGATCAACATACTTACGTCTAAGTTCAGGACCTTGAGGTTTCCATTTCCCACGAGACTTATGTACGCGTTTACTATATTTACCTGACTTAGCCCACGCTGCTTGAATCGCTTCTTGTGCTTCGTCAGTTAATTGGCGAGGCACATAGTTATCTATAAAAGACAACCAATCTGCACCACCACCAGCCTTGTTAGCCTCTACTCTTAGTAACTCAAAAGTATCTCTACCTTTTTGCAAAAGAGCATCATCTATACCAGCAGCAGCATTAACATCACCAGCCAAAGCATGATACATCTGGCTAACATCTACATTTGCTTGGTCAACATCATTCAAAAAATCGTTAGCAATACGGCTTAACTGAACTTTAGTACTACGACCTTTTGAATTACCTCGCGCCACAGCATGTATAACACGTTTACCTTGATGAATAAAAACAGAATCAGAAGATTCACGAATAGCGGTTTTTAATTCAGGCAACCGACCAGCAAAACGACCTTTAGTAATCATGCGAGTTAACCCACCACGCTGACCTATAATGCCGTTACGTAAACCCTGCGGAATGCCTGTAACTAACTTACCTAAAACAGGAGTTTCAGAAGTCATAAGACGCATACCAACAGGAGCCTGAACTCCTTTACGAGTAACCTTATTAATAGCCCGTTCAATAGGATCAGCAACTCTTAATGCTCTACCTATTGGACCCGTAAATGGTACCTTCATACCAAATGACAGTTTCATTTTGGCAGCATCATCAGCAGTTAAAAAAGCACTTTTAAAACCTTGCTCTGCTTGACGAAAACCTTGACGTAAAGGATCAGCAAACATATCATCACCGTGTTTACCAGCACGATCTAACCCACTGTCAGCCCATTTAGATGCAGCAAAACGAAGATCATCACCATCAACAGATGTTGCACCCTTTTGTCGCGCACGCGCACCTATTTCATACAAACGCTCTAAATCAGCAACTTCCTGATCCGTAAACTTAACAACTAAAGACTGTGCATCTTCACCAATTTCTTCAACCGCAGTTCTAGAAGTCCACTCCCAACCATCATCAACTTTTTTTAAAGAAGATTTACCACCTTTAGTTATATCACCAGCAATATCATCTGCTAAAGCAGACCAATTAGCGTTATCCATTTGACGAGCAACATAACCCATGCCTTCGTCACCAACTGTTTTAGTAAGATTAGTTAAAGCAGATTTACGAACAAGTTCTCTACCTACTTCACGCGCACCTTTTTTAGCCAACGTACTACTAAACGCTGCACCTTTACCTACAAGACCCAAATAAGACAAAGGGTCTAAAGCAACATCACCAATAAAACCTAAAGCAGCAGCACCAAACTTTTGCCAACCACTATCACGATCTTGCATGACATCATAGTCATGCAACAAACGACCAAAAGTATAGTTGTCATTATATTGTTTTTTAAAATCACCCCAACTAGCGTCTTGCCCAGTAAAAAGATCAATACTTTCTTTCAACGCAGAACTAGTAAAAGCCAAAGGCTTTTGAATAACATTAAGAAAATTGCCTACAGGTCCTTTAGTTAAAGCATTTACATACCAAGGAGTGTTTGCTTTAATGTATCGTTCATTAGCCCACGCAACATTGTGACGAGAAGGAGCAATAGTCGGAGACAAAGGCGCTCCTGCGCTTTTGCCAACGATTGATTCTAAACGACCACGATCAGTAACTTCACCAATACCCGGAATATTACGTTTTTCGCTAAGTATGGCGCTTAATCTGCCTCGGTCTGTAGATGTAGGAGTTTCATATGCCATAACATTTTTTAATTGCCAATACCTCTTGCGCCTTCTTGTTCAAGAAAATCAGCAAAAGTCTCACCTTCAAAAGTAGGTTTAGTTTGTTTAACAGGTTCAGGATTTAACGGAGCATAATTAGGAACCCAATCCCATTCACTACCACCTAAATTCCTATCAAACCATCCACGAGTATCACGAACCTTTTGACCATTTGCACCTACGTAATAATAACGTATCCCATCATAAGTACTTTCTTTATAAATAGGACGACCATTTATCCATGTGTCAGGGGTTATAGCCACACCCCCTGCATTTTGTTCATACATTTGAATAGGCGCTTGCTTGCCTGTTTTTGGTTCTATCAAATTATCTCTTGAACCGTAACCACCTTTTTCAAAAGTAATTCCTTGACCAGTTGGTTTAGGATCAGCCGTAACAGCAGGAGTGTCTTTAACCACATCTGTAGGAGCCGTATCTTTAGGAGCCATATCAGTAAAATCTTTGCTTTCTGCTGCTAGTTCAGCATCAGTACCTGATACCCCTGTTCCATAATCAGGTTGATTATAAGGTTGACGGGCAGCGGTTAACTGTTCCATTTCACCAGCATAAGCCCTGACAAGAGCAGCATCTTCTGTACTCATTTGCTTGCCTTGACCTAAAGCATCTGTTGCTTCTAAACCAGCAAAAAATTCTTTTTGTCTTTCAGGATCCATATCTACTGCTTCTTGAGCCAAACGAATTAAAGGAGCCTGATTCTCACCATATTTTTTAACCATATTATAGTAAGTGCCTCCATCTCCTGATGCACCAAGTAAATCCTGATCCGCAAACCATTGATCGCGTACAGCCTTACGTTCAGAAGCACTCATCTGATCCCAAAGGATCTTACCCATTTCAGGATTATTACCACCAAGACCATAAAATGTTGCTGCTGCTAAAGAACCAGCAGCCTCAGCCTCAGCAGCCGCATTGTCTGCCAACCGTGCCGCTTCTTCTTCAGATGCAGCGGCAGCAATTTCAGCATCCAACCTGTCTTGGTCAGCATCAAACGCTTCCTCACGGAACTTGAAATCACGAGAAGATTCAAGTCTACGCTGCCTCTCAAACTTGTCTCTCTGCCCACGATCCAACGATGCTTCACTTATACGCAAAGCACGATCCAAAGCAGATTCACCTTCACGGAAGTTACGATCTAATTGAGCCTGACCTCCCTGCCAAGTTTGACCTGCTTCACGTTCACCAGTTCGCCAATCACGATCCAACAACGCTTGATCTGCCTGCCAATCTTGCCCCTGTAAGCGCACCGCTTCATCAGTTAAGAACTGTTCACGGCGCATCTCATCACCAAGCAAAGCATTAATCATATCCGCATCACGAGTCTGATTAAATTCTTCCTGACGTAACTGTTCTGCCAACAAACGCTCAGATTCCTCAGCATTCAACCCTTGTAATATTTGGAATGCCTCATCACCCAAAGCCAAACGAGACTCAGCAGCCAACTGTGCGGGCGCAGCCCCTCTCTCAGCCGCAGCCATATTCGCTATTTGCGCAAGACGCGACATAGCATCCTGCGAAGAAGCGGCTTGCGAACTAGAAAGACCAGAAGCCAACGCAGCAGCCTGCTCAAACTCGTCTGTAACCTGTGGACCCAAAGCCTGCCTAGCGGCAGCAATACGATCCTCTGAACCAGTAGTCAAACCACCAGCACGACCAGCAATAGCAGCAATCAAAGCATCTTGTTGCGCTTTACGATCCGTTTCCAAAGCACCAATATCACCAGTTAAACCACTAGCAATCTCACCAATCTGCTCATCCCGTCTAGTCTGAGCATTAGTTAAACTTGTACGTCTACCAGAAATTAAATCAATAATATTTTGAGACAAATCTTTCGCTTGAAGTTCACCAAACAAATCACGAATAGTATCTTCCATATCAGCAGGACGATAATATTCATCACCTGCTGGTGGAGGCTGATTCAAAAGAGTTTGAACTGTTTCCAACACAGGATCATCAGTTACAGCAGCAGGTGCAGCAGCAGGAGGTGAATAAACCCCTTGATTCCAACTACCAGTACCTTCAACCTGAGCCGCAGCAGCCTGTTCAGGAGTTAAACCCTTAAAAGCCCCAATATCCTGAGCAATTTTCATCTTCTCATCCCAAGTCTTTTGACTCAACGCTTTCAAATAAGCATCAGCAGCCTGTTTATCCGACATAGCAGAAGCAACAGGAGCAGGTTTAAGCAAATTAGGATCAAAATTTGCACCTAAAACACTTCCAAAATTATTAGCAACTCCTCTACCTGTAGCAGTATTAGCCGCTTGTGCTTTTGCTATAGCATCTTGAGCCATTTTAATAGCATCTTGAGAACTCATCTGAGTAGAAGGAATCGTTGAAGGAAGAAACTTATTATCAGCAGACATATTTGCAGCCGTAGCAGCAATAGCATCGTCTATTTTTTTAGTAGCCGTAGAACCCCAAGGTCTAACAGACGGATCAGGAGCCATTTATATCAACCCTTGCAACGTCTGCGAAATAGCAAACCTTCTCATAGCATTAGCAATCTGATCGTCAACCAAACCGCCATACAAATTCTCATCCATAATAGCACGCTGCTTATCCAGTTGCCGTCTCGCTTGTTCCGCAGAAGACTCAACACCAGTCAAAGCCAACTCGGCTTCACCTGCTGCTATCTCTTTACCCCTGCGAAATAAGCCAGAATCCAACATCCCACGCCTATTAAACTGACCCGGAAGTGACCGAGCAGTATTCTTAATCTGTTGATTAGTTCTAAAAGTATTCATCGCTTGGTCACGACCCAAACGTTCAGAAGCACGCTGAATATCATCCATACCATAACCGTACTCTTGAGTACGGCGACCCATAGAACCTTTACGTTCTGCGTATCCTGAATAAGCCATTAATTAAATACTTGCCCTGACAGTAAAAGAGTTGCTGTTTCAACATTAACATTTACAGTCACAGTCCCGCTTGCACCCCCGCCGCTGATCGCAGTTCCCGCAGTCACACCTGTGATGTCGCCTGTTGTAGGAGCAGTCCACGATAACCCAGATGCTGTTGACGAGTCCGCAGTTAGCACATGTGTATTTGTCCCCACTGTAAGTTTCGTTGCAGCATCCGCACCTGTTCCGACAATCAAATCCCCCTTGGCATCCGTGTCCACAGTTAGAGTCACAGCACCCTCGCTGCCTCCCCCCGCAAGACCCGACCCCGCAACAACATCGCTGATGTCGCCCGTCTGCCCCTGAGTTAACCTCTGATCTATTCTCTGTATGCCCATACTGTTCCCTACTGTCCAAAGTACGTAATGAAAATAGTGCTGCTAGAAGAACCAACGCGAATAAATTTTACATCCGCTAAATCATCTTGATACAAATCTAAAACACTATAAGGATTTAGATAATGCCCCACCGAAGCAGTTGGTGTTCCCCAACGCACTCTTACTGGTTCAGCACCATTAGTAATCATGCACGCTACTGAACCTGCTGGAACTGTTAAAGCCACAGCAGTATCGGCAACTGTAAGCGACTGATCTCCTACAAGGTTTCCGTATGCTGAAGCCGCTTGAATTATTCCTGCCATTTAATTTCGCCTTCCGAAAATATTCATATTTGCCGCCATTTCTATTTCTTCTAAAGTTTGGGACAATTTACGAAGTTCGTATTCAATACTTACTGCGTTTTGTCCCAAAAACTTATGAGAAGGTCTGTAAATAACTGTCATTCGTTCTCCTCATAATAGTTATCACCCCATGATTTACTACGAATAGCATTTTCAGCCAGATCAATACGTTCATGCACCATAGTAAATTCTGTAGGAACCCAATTTAAACCAGCAACAATTTGTTTAACGTCTTCTAAATCTCTGGCTATCGCTTCAACTATAAGACTTGGAGCAAATCTGTCCAAATCATCAAGACGAGCAGCGCGTACAGCACTAATAGCATTCGCATTTTGTTGGACACCATTTTGAATCTCATCCAATTTCGCTAAGACACTAGAATCAGTGCCAGTGTTTTGTTCTATTACAGCAACTTTTTCTTCTAAATCAGATATTTGAGAAGCAACTTGTGATGCTTTCCACACTACTGTGCCTGAAACAACGGCTACAGACATGATAAGTCCAAGCGTTATTTTACTAACACCTATTCGTTTTATGTCTGTAATGTCATCCATGTTTATTCAGGTACTTCACGCTTTGCGGCTTCTTCTGCTTCTTTTTTCTTAAGTGCCGCTGTAGGAGGATCATCAGGAAAAACAATTTCATCAATCCTAGTTTTACCACTAGGAAGATCACGTAATTCTTGCCTGTAAGTTTTCCATTCCTCAAGCGTATGATCGCCTAAAGTAGCGTCATTTATTTGAGTCCAGTCACAACCCGCTAACAAATTGTTGCGTGTTTGACGAATACCACTCAAGTCAGTCATCGCTTCTTCATGTCTTGCGTCTGCTTCCGCTATTTCTTCTGCTGTGAGTTCAATGGTTTCATTGTTCACAATCTTGTATCTTTTTTCTGCCATAATTATTCCTTAACTAGGGTCTCCATTTATTCCATATATTGTAAGAGTAGAACCCGATGTGAAACCTGTGCCTGAACTTGGCAATAATTTCACAGAATCTACCGCTCCAGCGTTAGCCCATGAGCCACATCCAAAACCTACAAAATATTCATCATTAGTAGACGAAACATTTTGTCGCCCACCCTGCCAAATTAATTGCGGATAATTATCAGTATTAGCATAATTGACTATCCACATTTCATATTGTGCAAAAATAGCGGCATCATCAGAATTGACCGCACACGCACCAGTGCGAATAAAAGCACCTACGTTGCTGGCACCGACAGTAGCGCTAGTTGCTTTTCTTGCGCCGTAACGCCAAGTGTAATTGCTTCCCGTATCAATAGAACTTGATGTGCCTAATTGAACATCTAAATGAATCTGATCTGTTTTCGCAGACGCTCCTTCAAATCTTGCAGTTACAAGAAGATACATGTGGTCATAACTTGTAGACAAACCTGTTTTTGTTATCGCCGTAGTAGGAGTACTTGAAACTTCTGTGTGATCTATAACATTCCAAACTGCCATTATGAACTCTTTATCCCGTATGTAGTAAATACGCTTCCTCTTAAAAAAAGCGAACCAGTATAAGGCGCAAACCCGATTGACGTTATTCTCGCATCCCTACTTGCGTCTCGATAATGATGCTGATAAGCAATCAGATTGTAAACAGTTCCTTCAGTGGAACTGCGTTGATACTGATTGTTGTAGGTTTTCGTGAACTGTCCTTTATAGTTGCTCGTTCCACTAGCGTTAGCAAAAACCATTTCCGCCACGCCATAAGCCTTAGTCATCGGCCTGTCCCTTGAACTCACCAATCCTGTGTACCAACTAATTTGTGTAACACCGTTACTACCACCAGCGCTAGAACCACTTCCATAAAGTTGATTTAAATAATAAGCATTATTCGTATCAGCATTGATTGTTGTTTTAAGACTGTCATAATAGTTTGTGCTAGTAGAGTTTGTTTTAGCAATAACACAAACTTTCAAATGCTCATAACCAGCAGGAATAGTGTGGCTGACACTTGCCACTCCTAAAGTTGCGGAATCATCTCCTTCAACGATTGTTTGATCTATAACTTCAAAAATTGCCATAACTAATCCATCTTTGGCAAAATGCCATATAAATCGAATCGGGAACCTGTGCGAAAATAGTACCCTCCAGTCAAAATGTCTATTTCAGTAATCGCTTCTTGTTTATACATAACATTTCCTTCAACAGATGCATACCCTGTCAAGCCTGTAGAAGCACCAAAAGAAGTACCACCATGTTGAGAAATGCAAGTTTTTGCTTTTCCACTGTTCACATCCCAAATGTAAGCAACAATCGCACCAAAATAATTACTGCTCCCATCTTCATTAGCAGGACCGTAACCCAAGTAATAGTTGCTTCTAAAACTGCCTTGTGCAGAAGCAGCAACAGTAGAACCAGTTGTTGCTTGACTCATGTCTTGATTGCCGTAAGTGTTACTAGTCGTGTTGTTATTAAGTTGAATCTTTACGTCACCCCAGTTGGGACCGTCGTAAGTGTTTTGACAATAGATAAGGATTGCAAAATCCATATACTGCGACCAGTTGTTCTGACCAGTAGAAGAAGTCCACGTAATCGTGTCAGTCGTATCGTTAGCCGTTGTTGTTGACTGTATACAAACCCACGGCTCAGGTTGAGTCAAAACACCATCTACTATGTACGTTGGATCAGCCATTATACCGTCACCACATATCTAATAATAACAATACCTGTCGCACCACTACCGCTGGCATAAGCCCATTTACCTATACTGCCTCCACCTGAACCGCTGTTAGGCATAGCCTCACCAGCAAGCCAATTTTCACTAGTGTTGGAATCCCAACCAGCGCCAGCATATAAAGCCGCACTACCATTTTTACCCCAAGTTGATTCACCTGATCCTGTTCCACCGCCAGCGTAAGTAGGAGCCGAAGCGCCTATTCCATAACCTGTTGCACCTCCACCGCCACGACCACCATAATTAGCAAAAGCGTTACCTGCTTCACCAACAGCGCTTTTACCGCCGCCGCCGCCACCTTTACCACCCTGACCAGAGGAAGTACCCGGAGAAGTACCCGGACCACCAGCACCGCCGTCATTACCTTGACCTGCTGTGCCTGCACCACCAGAGTTAGCACTGTTGTTTACACCAGCACCACCACCAGAACCACCAGCACTACCTGCACCAACGTAGGGTCCTTTACCACCGCCTGTAGCAGTCACACCTATAGCAGAAGAATTACTGCCTGATGTTGTAAGTCCCGGCACGCCACCTTTGCCGCCTGCTCCGACAGTAATCGTGTAAGGACTAGAAGCAACATCAACTGTAACTCCTGTTCCTGTTAACATACCTCCAGCGCCACCGCCTCCACCGCCGCCAGAAATTGTCCAACTACCATTTCCCCCGTAACCAGTTCCTGCTCCACCACCACCAGCGATAATCAAATAATCAACGTCAGCAGAACCAGACAACACTTCAAATGTGCCTGAACCTCTAAAGGTGTGAACACGGTAGGTTGTGCCTGAATCTGTGTAGGTAGTTATTAACCCACCAAAAGCAGTAAAAGCACCACCGCCAGCCAAACCGCCATTCATCCACGCAGAAACAGCCGTAGACGGATTAGCCTTCGGCAAATCCTTACGACCCTTCCACGTAGAAACCGCAGTACTAGGGTTAGTCCTATCTTGTCGAAACACTATAAGACCTCTTAAGCAGTTATTCTATTTACAAAACCATTGATGTTAACAACATTTGCAGCCGCGGCAAAAGCCTTAACAACAAGACCATCCTGCAAAAGCAATCCGGGGCATACAAGCACCCAACCTGCCTCGGCTGTAATAGTAATTTCTGTTAATTCATCTGGTG